ACTGCTGCTGCGAAATGAAACAATTAGTCACAACTCTTAATTATGAAAATCGTATTGCTAACATGCAGCAAACCGAACATCTAACTGGCGTAATGAATGCGGGCTTCGCCGGCGTCCAGAACCGCTTAGATGCGGGCTTCCAGGGTCTACAAGATTATCTAACTTCTGAAAAGATTGACGGTCTACGCCAGAAAGTTACTACTCTTGAGAACGCTGCTAATAATGCTAATCAGACTGCCGCGATTAATGCTTATGTAAATGCCGCGGTAACTCCTATTATGAACCGTGTAGCTTCTTTGGACGCTCGTGTTCCTCAGTTACCAATCCCTGCTTATCCTGCTCCACAGTACGCAAACAATTATGCTTTTGGAATCTATCAGTATCAGATGCCCACTTGCAATCCCAATCCTTGCGGCTGTGGCAACTATTTCACCTAATATGAACCTTTCTTGAGGAGAGGGTTGCCACCCTCTCCTCAATTTTAGATGCGGGTCAGCCGCAAGGAGAGATGAGAAATGTTTGAAGCCTATACAACTACATCAGCGGTTTATGAAACCGATGCTGCGATTGCCTTTACCGATATTCGTTATCGTGACTGCCGTATCACAACTGCTACTCCTACTTCCTTTAGGATTGTAACACCTGGTCGCTACTACGTGGAGTTCCACGGCGTTGGCGCTTCCAATACGGCAGCATCTCCTTTTACAGTTGCTTTGTATTTGAATAATGTTGCCGTTCCCGGTGTAGAAACTACAATTACATCAACTGCCGCAGGAGATGAACAAACTCTATCTTTAGGAACAATTGTTAATGTTGCGCCTTCTTGTTGCTATGTAGATAATGAAGTAAATCTTCGTCTTGTAGTGACTTCTGAAGAGCCTGGCACTCTATCCAGTGGCAACATTGTAATTTTCCGTCTAAAGTGAGGTGATAACGATGCGTGATTTTAATCATATTAAAGACCGTTTAGAACGGGAAATTGACGAAATTATGTATGAAAAGAAATGGACTCCTAAGCACGCGGAAGCTTTAGAAGAACTTCTAATGGGTTTAAAATGCTTAGAAGAAATGGAAAATGGTGGCGGCAAAGAGCATCTTAAAAAGAAAATGAAAAAGATGAAGCATAAAATGCCGCATAGTTATGATATGGATGAGGAAGAAGATGACGACGATGAGGAAGAAGAATGGAAGAAAATGAAAAAGAAAGCACATAAGTATGGTCGTGAGTGGGAGCCTAATGATTATGCAATGGCCCCTCGCATGAGACGTAATGGTGGAATGCGCCAAAACTATAATTATATGCCTACTTAGTATCACTATTTACCATTCCCTCATGACGATGCTGATTACATGGATGATATGGATTGGGGCTATGGCGAGTATTATATGCCTCCTTTTCGCTACGAACGTGGTGGACGTGGAGGACGTGGGCAAGACCAATATAACCAATATACATATCCGAGAAATCAATACGAACAAGGAACAAATTCCAATGGCAGTTCCAATAATGGGAGCGGACAATCAGGTAATAGCACTAATGCTACAGGAACGACCACTCCCAGTTAAAGGCATACTAGGACCGGAATGTTATGCTAATAGTTGTAGTAGTTAAACCAAAGAGGAAGCTTAGGCTTCCTCTTTATTTTTTTGTAAAAAATTTTCAATTTCATAAATAAATTCGCCTTTTGGTAAAGACTTTGGTCCAACAGTATCGCTAATAGAAGGAAATTCAATAGAATTAATGCTATCAACTAAATATTCAACATTGTAATCACTTGTATTAATTAAATAATAATTCGAAGAAATAGCACCGTTTTTATCTATAAAAGCTTTTCCTGCGGAACCACCAACTCTTTGAACACGAAAATGAGCTTCTAAAGGATTCTTAGTAAAAGTAAATAAGGAGGTTTTCATGGGATAGATATATTTCTTTCTTTCGTTTTCTTTTTTAATCCAAATCTGAAAAACACAGGGAACGTTATAATCTTGTCCCATTAAAGTAAAACTGTTTTCGGGAAGCTCATATTCTTGTTCTAAGTGAAAATTAAGCGGTAATCTATTTTGTATAGAATGTTTTTTAAAGGATTTTGGCAAAATAAAAGCGATAGTATTGGCAAAACTCGCTGCATATCTGAAAAAAGCAATTGCTAATTTTGCTTGTTGCCCAAAAGGGGGATTTCCTATTACTAAACAATTATTCGCTTGAGGTGGAACAAAAGAAAAAAAGTCTTGTTGCAAAATAGATTCATCTTCCGGAAATAAGTCTAAAGCTAAACAATTAGTCAGGTTTTTAGAAAAACTACCATTTCCCGCGGAAGGTTCTATAATTAAATCATATTTTTGTAAATCAAGATAACCAATTAATTGTTTAGCAATGGCTGATTTAGTATAAAATTTATCATTAAGATCTTTTTGTCCTAATGATTTTGTTGTTCCTTTCATTAATTAAACAACTCCGACCACATACTGTGGAATAAAATACTTATAAAAATCTTTATTATTAATTGCACACTGAATACGTCTTTGAGTTTTATGGTCGCGCTTAAAACGAGGGCGAATTAAGTTAGAAGTACTCTTCTTCCAATCTGCTTTTAAAAGTTTAACTTTTTCTGCCCAAATTGAATCATACGAATGTTCATTTGAACAATTATCAAGTAATTCTTTAAATCGCGCATTAAATGAAGGATTAAAAAGTGCGGCCCATTTTTCTTTAGGAATATATAAGACATATTCTTCAATAATACTGTTTTTATTTTCGTGATCATGAAAACCTACGATCATATAAAAATCTTCATTAATATTACTTTGTCTAAAAAAATCTGCTAATTCAATATCACTACCAATTTTAGGACTTTTAATTGACACTGGAACCCCTTCACAATAAGCATCCCATTTACCAGTGTAATTTTCATCTTTAACTAATCCAAATCGCTCAATCACTTCTGCTTGATAATCAAAACCGTGTTTCTGTCTTTCCATAATTAATCCTCATACCTTTCTTCACAATATCCATCATTAGTAGTATAGCAAACTTTTTTAATCCCAAGGTCCCGCAAAGCCTTTGTACAAGCCGCACATGGTCTCGCCAATGCCTTGCGGCCGCCCTTGGTTTCTCTATATACATAAATTTCAACTTCGCTGAAATTAATGTCAAGGTATCTAATTTTAGAAATCAATTCTATCTCAGCGTGCATTTTACTGGGATAGTAATGATCTCCATTTACATCATATCTATAAATATTATAACGCTGTTGTAGGGGATGCGTTTTGTTTTGATTGTGGCCGCGCGCAATAATGGTTCTTCGGAAAACGGCAACCGCACCAATTTTTGCACTCGATGCCCCATTATAATCAGATTGTTCTGCACATTTTCGTGCGGCCTCAAAGAATTCCTAGCGCATTAGGCTCCTTTCTTAAATACAAAGCAACTTGTTCTTGCCACCATTCAATGATAAAGGCATTGATATGATACCAATATTTCTGAAAGGTATCTACATCCTCAAAAATTACTGCCATCTCTCGTCCGCTATGTATCCAAGGGGCGCGGCCAATGCCCATAAAAGCATATCCATTACTTCGGAGATTATGTAGGGTTTTACCGAAAGACGAGTCTAATGTAAAATTATCCATAGTGTGCTCATAGGTTTCAATTTGCGCGGAGGAATAAATCATATCAAGTCTTTCGATTTCTTCTTTAAAGGCATATGTATCAATTTCTTTTATCCATTGTCTTTCAAGATTGTTAAACTCCATATTATTCTCCTCTATAAAGTTGGCCTTCAACCTGCGCAAACACTTCATTTAGAAGTTCCTCGGTCCCTTCACCCCAAGCAATGATAATACCGCAAGGATTGAAGGCATATGGATTATTATAACAAAATTCAGCGTCATAACCTGCGGACACAATACTATCAATTAATTGAATGGTAGTATCTTCATCGGTGGCTAATTCTTCATCCATATCGAAATCTTTCCAGCGAATAATACAAGTTGTATTACCCTTTGCCGCGGCTCCTGTAATGACTTTATTAAAATATAAAGCTAATTTCTCCATCTTTAAACGCCGCGCTAAAAGCGTGCTGGCATAAGCCTCAGTTGCCTTAATTAATTCCATTCTTTAACCCTCCCTACAACGAGTTAAAACAGTATATTTTATTTCTTCTATTTTTTTGTGTTCTTTAATAGTGCCTTTTAAATGATAGATTTCTTCTACTTCTAATTTTCTCGCCGCAGTTTTCCAAATATAACGATTGCCATCTTCATCTTCTAAAATATAAGTATGGGTATCACCATAATAGCCGGAATTAAGGGTATCTTCGATTACAACAAAATCTTTTTCAATCTTTCCATTTATTACCCCTACATATTGGGAGCAGAAAGATTTATTTATAAGGCTGCCAACGTAATTACGGATAATATCATAATCTTTTAATTGATTGTTAAGAGTAATCTCTTCCCAAGTTAGTTTAATAGGAATAATTGAGGAAGGGAGGTTGTCGGGAATAATATAAGATGAAGGCAAATACCAAGAAAATAACAGATTATATCGCGCTTTCCGAAGAAGGTGCTCTTTACAAAATTCTTCTATTTCGCTACTATTGCCTTTAAACAAGGTAATATAACCTGCTTCAAAGAAACCAAAACCCTTACGTCCATCAAAAATAATAGGTTCATCATACCATCTTACTTCTTTAAGATAATAGCCTTCGCCGCCACATTTAGAACAAGAAGATTTGCGGCAACAGGGATATTTGATTTTCACATATTGCCGTTTGTCATGTTCATAGGGCTCGCCAACAATTTCACGATTTGCGTAAGACTTGGCTACTGACATTTTCTTTTCCCCTTTCATTTAACATAATAATTATACAATAAAAATATATTTTTGTCAAATTTTATTATAAGCGACACTTTAGTCAACTAAAGTGCCGCCCACTATAAAATTGATATAAAGTATTATTATCGTCAGCAAGAAAATGAAAAATTATTTTAGCGTCATAAGTAGGAGGAATTAATATTTCTCCACATCTGGGGTCTAGTATGGTATCTGCTTTTTCCTCTATTCTCGTTTCTACTGATGCCTTAAATGTTAAAAAGCCATTTGAAAGAGGCACGATAAAATCACCAATAGGCTCAGGAATATCTAATATATGATAGCGTTTGCCGCATATTAAACACTTTCCAGTATCAGGGTCTTGAAAAGCCCAACAGACCGGACAAATATGCTTTTCAAACATATTAATCATCCTCCGTCAACGTAAAACCAATACAGTCAGCCGCAAGAAGATACTTAAAATATTCCTTCATTTCATCCACAACTACGTCTTCACAATTTTCTGCATTGCCAATAGATACATCTAAAATATTATTTAAGGTATCTTCATAACTGGCAAAAGCAAGACCAAAAATGCCATACGCCTCTGCCTTACGGGCCATCGCGGCCGGGTTTTTACAAATAACAAGGGCATTATTTTCTTTAGCGTGTTCAAGAAGCCTACGAGTTTTACCAGTGCTGCGGCCGCCAATAATATAATTGTAATTAGACATAATAAAATTTTCCTCACTTTTCACATTTATTTTTATCCCCTTGACAATAACAACGGGGCATATTTTTTTGAGCCATACAATAACTATTACCATAAAGATAACCACATTTTGGTCCTTCATAAGGAAGAGGTGGGAGGGACGGCAATTCTATCCAATAAGACGGCGTATATCCTGAATCACTCGACCAACCAAATCCATCTATCCATAAATCCCAATTACCATCTTTTGAATTATATCGTGCAAAAGTTCGAAGCCATCTAGTGCCGCGATAAATATTATGGTCTAAAACCAATACTTCACATTCGATATCATTTGCGGGCGGGTCTTTAACACAATCTCGCCAATACATCTTGCTTCTCCTTCATTTCAATGCCGCAGTGCGGACAAAATTTAGTTTTGCCGCCATAGGTTTCTTCTTTACATGAGGAACATTTCACCTTTAGACCACTACCAGGCATCCAATAGCCATAGTCTTCAACATCTTTATATGCTTTTACAGTAGGCAATTGAAGCGCGGTTGCTTGGATTACATTAATCATAGGAATAACAATTCGTTCAATAACTTCTTTTTGGTCTGGCTTTTCTTCTATAACTTCACGAAGAGAGGCTCTTGTTTCATTTAGAACAGCCAGGATATCATTTACATTAACTGGATTAATTACATTTACCAATTACTAAGACTCCCTTCTCCAAAAATTAAAGTAAGAATTATTGCCACGATAGAACCACCAAAAAGCATAACAAGAAAATTAATTATAGTATTAAAAATTAATTCAAACATTCTTATCCCTCTTTATATAAGAGATATACATACATAAAGCCAAGAATCCTGTAATACAAAATAAAATTCCTATTGTAAGCATAATTGCCAAAATATTAGACACTATAATGCTCCTTGATAAATTCTTTTATCTGTTCTAAATTTACAGGATAATTTCCCCATGCGTCCAATTCACAGTGAATAGAATTGGTTATTGGGTCAATAATTTCTTTTGTATGACTATGCCCGCAAAGATTCCAAACGCGACAAAAAGGTTTTTTATCATCGTCAAAATTATTAGTTAGCATAGGGTAATGCGAAAGCATAAAGTTCCATTTCTTATATTTTAGCAGAGTTGCATAATTTATAGCGCGAATATTTGGTAAAGTTTTATATAGCTCTATGCGGGCGTTAGAATCATGATTACCAAGAATAATATGAATATTTTGACATTTAATTTGCTTTAAGCATTCCATACCATATGCGGTATCATTAAGCATAAGGTCGCCAAGAATATAGAGCGTATCCTCTTCTTCTACTGTTTCATTGATATTGGCAATAATAATTTTATCATGTTCCTCAATACTACCAAAGCCGCGAGGTTCATATAAAAAAGGCTGATTATGCCCGAAATGTAAATCGGACGTTATGTAAATACTCATTAGTCTCTCACAATCTCCACTCTAATAAGATTTTTGCGGCACTTAGGAAACTCCAAAGTGGCATACATATTTTTAATTACGTTTTCAGGAACACGGGCGCGGCCGCTACGCTTATTATTGCGAAAAATACATACTTCTACCGGAATATCGAAATATACCATTACAATATCAAAATCTAATTCAGGGCACATACGATAAATAGCATTAATAAGCTTGTCACGAGAAATCTTGTTAAGATGTGTCGCGTCCGCGATAGTATTGACCGTATAGGTATCTTTCAGAGACTCACAAATGCGTCTTACATATTCTCCAAAAACCTGCTTTTCTTTGGCAAAGTAATCATCTTCCTCTTTAATCATAGAAAAGCGCACTTCATCACGAGAAACATATGTCCATTTAGGTTCAATAGGATTCATGTTTTCCTTCAATTTTTCGCGGGCCCACGTGCTCTTGCCACATCCTGGTATGCCGCATAAAATGTATAAAGTAGGCTTATACATATTAGTCTCCTTTCTTAAAACTCCACACGTAATCTACAAATCTACTCCAATTAACCATCACTTGTGTATAAATATCAATCTTTTTATCTTTATCCTCAGAGCCGCGGCACCAGGGAGAAAGAATAATTTCATACTCTGCTTTACACCAAAAACAATACATTAAATTAGATTGGAGATGACGTGCAAATTCTTCTTTATCGTTAAAGTCCCGCAAATCACAAATGGTATCTTTGTTAAAGTCATAATGCTCAAAAATATTCCATGTTTCCATTAAACCACTATTGATATTGTGCTGCCAAACGTTCCATACCATCATAACGAAAACCTCTTTTTTAATTCTTTATAATTTATTCTTGTTAAATCTTTCTCACTAATATGTAAATATTCATTTTTATCATCACGCCGCCAACCATACCATGCCTTATTGCCCACACTGGCGACATTAATTAGATAACGTTCAAAGCCGATGGATTGAAGATATTTGATTTTACGATTATATTTAAAAGACTTTATCGAAGTTATAATTAGCGTAATAATAAACATCACTAGAAAAAAGATAACCGGTGCTAATTCCGCGAATAATTTGATACTAAAATAAAAATCAACCATTTTCATATTCCTCTAAATCATCCAAGCACTTTCTAATATGATTATATACCTGAATATTAGCCAATTCATATTTACGGTCGCCAAGACTATTCCATTCTTCGATACAATTAATCAAATACTGTCTGACCTTATCGATTACCTCTTGACGTCCTGCGGCATAATAGTTATCCATAGCAATTCTCCCTTCATTTCTTATATATATTATACACTAAAAATTAATAAAAGTCAAAAAGAGGCGTAGTATTATCTACGCCAATATTGAATGAAATAATCTGTATTCATTAAAGCCAGAAAGAAATAAGCGATTTTCATCAGAGGAATTTCGTTAGAAAATAAAGCCCCATAATAAAAAGTAAGAGAAAAAATACCATAAATAATTAGACCTACATATTTATTATTAAAAAGCATTTACCATATCTCCTTAAGTAATTTGTATCTAACTTTATCTTTATATTCATCTTTTACAAGATAATAAATATAACTTTCTAAAATATCAACTGGATGGAGGGTTCTACCTTCAATTTTAAAGTGCTGAAAGCCTTTGGGAATATAATATTCTTGAATTTGTTGTGGCGTAATAATAGTGGAAAAATCTAAAATATCGTAAAATCCGTGCTTCATAGCATCACATTCAAAGGTAGTGCCGTAGGCGCAATTTAATTGGTCTTTAGATAGTTGCGTATAATGTTCCTTACGATATTGACAATTTGGATAGCAATAGGCATTAATAAGGAGTTCAATTTTCTCGATATCATTAATCTTATTTAGAAATTCCTCGTTATGATTATCATTATAATCAAGCACAACAAGATCATAGCGCTTAGTAAATTTATTAATTTCCTCTATATTACGCTCGCATTTGGTAGTAGAAGCAACTATTTTATAATTAGGATAATTCATTCTAATATAATTCTCTAAACCAATATCATTTACTAATACTTCATTCATATTATTACTACATAATTCCATAATTAGATTACAATAATTATCATAAAAATGGCGCGGCAAGAGTTGATTATTAGTAAAAGTAAAGCGCAAGGGAACATCTAACTCATTAAATGCGGCAGTAGTGTTAATAATGTTTTCATTACTGGTGCTGCCATAATATAAACGGCCGCCATTCCAAATGGCACCAGGATAACTGCCATAGACGGCACCAATGCGAAGACCATCAATAAAATACTCGGGATGCTCCTTGAGGAGCAAGATAAGGGAATGATTTAACTTAAATTGTTCGTAAAAATCAGGTAAATAAAAATTAACCATCTAATTTCTCCCAAGAAATAGTAAGCGTCAGTTCGGCTAAATTGCGACCATTTATATCATAATCGTGCTTAACAGAGTAGCCGCGTTTAGTAAAATATTTGACTATTTTGCCGCACTGTTCGCGAGTTATGTATGAATCAAAATGAATAAGAGAAGTAGTTTGTGATACATTATAGCGCATAGCCATATTTATTTCTTTATTAATCTCTTTAATGGCACGCCAAATTTGAAAAAAGTTATGAATCTTTTGCCCTAATGTTATTACTCGTCGTCTTGTAAGTGCGTTCATATAATCCTCACTATTCTATCAAATAACATAATAGTTTCACCATTCCACTCATACTCACTCATCTTACCATAATTCCTATTATCGTGATAATGGCCGAAATACCAATAATCATACCCACCTATATGGCGTAAAACATCACTTAGATACTCTTCCATGGTAGGGTCTATTTTACTTTGGTCTATATTTTTCATAAATAAATCAGTCGGTTGCCACTCAGTAGGGCAAGTATGGGTTAAAACATAATCAAAATGCCGATGGTCGATGATATCCAAAATTTCACAATGACGTTGCGAACTTACAATTTCATTAGGATACCATGTCCAATGCATAAGTTGCCGCCATTCTTTATCTACACTATATGCGCCGCCATAGGTAAAGAAAGTTTTATTTTTAATACAATAATGCCCGCCATCTTGAAAATACCAGATATTAGGATAGTTTTTGTCGTGCCACATTTCATCATCATAGCATTTTAAATTAGAACTCATATATTCTTGCGTAAGAAGAGGGCAGACCTTTAACTCTATATCATCCCACTCACTATCATCTTCTTTATAATAGGGTCTATCATGATTACCACGAAGCGCAAAAATAGTAATAGGCTGGGCCGCAACTAATTGTTTTCTCATTACCTCACGCGGCTTCTTAATACCCTCAAAGCGGAGAGCATGGTCGCCAAGAAGAATAAGGATATCATTAGTGGTGGTTTTATTTTCACGACACCAATCAGGAAGCCAATCAAAATCACCGTGTGTATCGCCACGAACGAATACACGATTTATGGTAGTCATACTTATCACTCCTTTATATATTTATTATAGCACAAAAATTACAAAAAGTCAAAAATAAATCGGCTTGTTAAAATTTTAACAAACCGTTATCTTTAAATTTGCGAATTCCAAGCTACTTTCCAAGAAAAATGCTGACCAAAGCCACAATAAGAAGCAGAATAACCACATTCAGTTAAAATGTGCAGAACTTTAGTAACTATATAACGTTCATCTAATGGAGTCTCTAATTCCCAAATCATTATATCTTCACCGTTAGAGGCAGCGTTGCGGACTTTCTCTTCAATTTTGGCTACTATTTCAAATACCTCTGTCATTTTCTCCTTATTAGCAATTAATGTCATTTCAGTAGCGTGTTTAGCTAAAAACATATAAATCCTTTCTCCTTATTTTAATAATATTTATTATAAAATACAATAATTTTAACAAGCCGCTTTATATCTTCTACGTAGCGCTATCTTGTAAATAATCTTCAATAACCTTCCTAAATTCATCGCTAATCTTCTCTGGCATTGGCGCGGGCTCTAGACTGGTGATATCCTCAACTTTAATCACATAAAGTCCTTTTTCACCCAAAAAAACATATAATTTGCCGCAATTTACAAGTATACCGAATAGATGTTTAGGAATTTCTCCATATTCTACATAATACAATTTATTACAAGCATATTCATAAAGACGCCACATAGGATTTTCTTTAAAATGGTTTACTACCATAATTATTATTCCTCACAATTATGTAATGCTTCTTCCGCGCGTTCTTTTAAGTAGGTTTCAATTAATTGCTTAAAGTCATTGGGTAAATCTTTTGGCATAGGAATAGGGAACATAGTATTAATATCTTTAGTTTTAATAATACAAAGCCCATATTCAGTTAAAACACGATAACGCGGTCCGCCACAATCTAAAAGAAAGCCTGTAATAACATAGGGCCGGTCATCCTTATTATAATCAACAACATAAAAACGGTCGCAAGCATAATCAAATAATTTGTATAAAGGGTCAATTCTCATAATTACCATTCCTCACAATCATATTCAGGATGAAAATGTAAATGACATTCCATACAAAGCCATCCATTAGGAGAGTTATTTGTTCTAATCATGTCGGATTGTTCGTATCGTTCACCGCATACCCCGCACTTACGGTAATACTTACGTTTCTTTTTAATAGTAGACATATTTACTCCTTTAAATCCATTTTTGCTCCGCAATCGGGGCAGAAATTTTTATCTTTTTGCGACGCCACGAATAAACATTGATTACACTGATGGCAGGGATGCCCGTATTTATTCAGACGGGGATTTATCCATCGCCCATGCCGCACGGGTTCGACATCAATAATAGGCATTTTATCTAATAATATTTGCATTTCTTTTGGCCCAAAATATTGTAAGCCCAATCCTTTACTGGCCCGCTCTTCTTGTTTGATTTTGTATTTGTTAATAAATTCTTGAAAATAAGTGATGTCAATTGCTTTCATATCTATCCTTATAAATATATACAATATACTTGCGTCAAGTTGTAGTCATATCTTTATCATCAGCAATGCTATAACGTTCAGGATGTGCCTCCATGGTTAAATAGACTATCAATATATTTTCTATCTTCCCAAAATAGAGGAATATTATCATCTACCGTCCAACGATTACGAGTCATTTCTATATAGGTCATAGCTTTCATGTCGATTTGCGTCTTGACCTTAGTAGGCTTCTTAATAACACAAATGCCTCGCTGGTGAGAAATGGGAAGACTCTCCCACTTGATGTTCTTTTCGACTAGCATTTGCTTGATATTTTCACAATTCTTATTCATTAGTTCCTTGTGAGAAAAATGCGCCTGTCCCATAGATTGGATAGAATTGCGAATTGCATCCTGCTGCCGAAAAATAAAGTAGTTGCATACTTCATCCGCGGGCAGAACAAAAGCACGGGCATCAAATAAAGCACCTTTATCGCAAGCTCGGCAATAAGCCTCCAAGAACCTATGTTCTTCGGAAGTACCTGCTGTTTCAAGGGGACTGATATTTCTATAATCATTCAATTCTTGCCAAAAAACCTTATTAAAAATCCAAGTAGCAATCGACGCGGCGACACTTACCATCTTCTGAATATTATTGCCAAACCAGGGTTGAGTTTCCCAAGTATCATTATTAGTGATAAGAAGGGAAATTTCATCACTTTGAGTATAGGCAATCTTTACGCCTTCGATTTCGCGGCACAGAACCGCCGCAGTTTCTTCCATAGCCCGCATAAGAATATCATCAAAAGGCTTTTTAAAGCCCTTGGTAAAGGTATGAAATGCCTTACCATCAATACGAATAATAATAGGCATGCGACTCGGCAGATAAGTTCTAGTAATATTTTCATACGACTTCATACGGTCGCCAAGACTATCCTTACGCATAATTATTTACCTCCAAACAATCCATTAAAAATATCCTCAAAACCGCCGGGTTTAGTCATGTCTTTACCATTATCCTCCCACAGAGGGCAAAAAGAAATATATTTTCCTTCAGGAATTTCCTTGATGGAGCATTCTAACTTTGTAAATCCTTTTTGATTCTTACAAGTATAGCATGAACGTAATTCCTTGTTGTAAGTGCAAAGCGGTTCATGGCAACGAATTTCTTCTTCTGTATCACGTTTGCCGCACCAATCACATTGATAGATAGCCTTCATTTTATACCATCCTTTTTAATCATCAATAAACTTATCGTATTCTACATATTTAGTCCCGCTAAATCCACCAATCCAGTAGTGCGCTTGAATTTTTACTCGTTCAAGCCAACGGCATTCATTATTAATACAAATCGGAAAAAGAGCAAATTTTTCAATAATATAAGGTTCTTTAGGCTTAGGCTTTTCAACAGTATTCCACCGCATAGTTAGTCTCCTTCATAAATCTGTAAAGTGCCATCGGCGTTATAGAGAGGGGTCATACCGCCGGTATAATTACTACGAAAAACGTAATACATTACTTTAGTGTCATTGGCATAAACAATACGTTCAGTGGGATAATCAACGCCGCCATCCCAAGATTTAATAACGGTAAAATAACCTTTACTAAAATGATTATCGGGATTAGTATTTGCTTCCTCATAAGAAGAAGAACAACTACACAACATAAGAGCCATAGTGCAAAGAACCAAAATCAAAGCAATTTTCTTTTTCATATCATTAGAGTTCCTTTCCTGTTTCTGCGTCATATACTTTAAGAGTTTCTGCATACTCTACACCGCAGTGTTTAAGAGCATCATAGATAAAAAACCAAGGCGTAGTGCCGTCGGGGAAGATTTCACATTCAAATTCAACTTTGACTTTCATTTATTTAATCTCCTTCCATCCATTTCTCCAATCTACATGGACATCATACAGGAACTTCTTCAGGAAATTCGTTTCTATCCTCTACATAAGAAGCAATTTCTTTTTTGGCTTTAAGACAAACATAATCATAAGCCACTTCTGTATTAATATTACGATATTTACAATAAGGGCATCTGAGACAATTATCTAATTCAATTACAATTTTAGTTTTCACTAATCTCAATCCCCTTTCGTCGCGTAGTAAATTACTTCCTTTCTTTAGAAAAATTTACAAGTTAAAAACATAATTAAAGAACCAAACAGGAAGGCTCCCGTGAAAAGACAAGGATAAAACGCCTTTTCTTCAATCCAGTCCCAAATTCTAAGCAAAAAGCACCGCTTTTTGAGAGGAAAGAAAAATTGATACTCGTTGGCGGGCTTGCTCATAGTAGATTACTTCCTTTCTTTATCTTATGTATATATTATATACTAAAATTTTATAAATGTCAAATCTTAATAATGAGTATCACAATACTCGCACCGGTATCCATATACTGGCGCACCGCAATTGCGGCAATTGGTTATATTTTTATTATCTTTTGCCGCGGTTGATTTATAGGCGGTCCAGGTGGCAATTTTATTACCCAAAGTATCATAGGCTGATACTTCTTCAATAACGCCTGGAACTACTTCCTTATAGTGATTATGAAAATTTAGATTTCTGGGAAAAGGCGTCAATCCTTCACCATTCAAAATTTGTTCGTTCTTTTTGTATTCTTCATAAGCAGCGATAGCACTCTCTAGTGTTTTATAAGAACGCTCTTTAAACCAATACATATTAAACTCCAAACTTTTTCATCAGCATTGCTTTACCAAAAATATCAAATACATTTTCCGCGTCCTTATTAACTTCATACTGCGGCATTTCTTTGATAAGATTATCAGCAAGTCCCATATAGGTTTCTGCCATATCCCGCAATTCTTCTACAGGCACTTCACCGCGGCGGACCGCCATTAGGTATTCAAGAGAATTAGGATGAAACAGTAAATCTTCATATGGTTCGTCAGTCAAAGCATAACGCTGTAAGCAATCATAAAGCCGCATCAGATGCGCAACTTGCTTGGGTTTTTCATCACGCTTAAAACGATTATACATATTATACATATGCCCCATAAAAGCGTGTGCTCCGCGATTTACGTCATAACGAGCCACTAATTCTCTATTATTACGAAGATAGTCAAATTCGGCCTTATAGGTATCGCCGCACCAATAGTAGGGAGTAAAGATAGTTTCAAGGAAATTCATATTTTGCTTTTTGAGTTCTCCCACCATTAGGCGATAGTTTTTACCTTCTACGTGGGCATCACCAAGATGAAGCTCTTTAGAATAAGGCTTGGCCGCGGTATAAAGATCGTGAAAAGACGGCATTAACCAAACCTTAGTATCTACGTCAGATTCCGGAGTAGCGAGGCCATAATTCTGGGAACCATAAAGCGCGCCAAATAACGGAACACGGTCAGACTGTTCTGCGGCAAATAGAGTATGCTGTTCTACGGTTTTAGTAAGTTCTTCATTAGTCATAGTTATTGCCTCACTTTCTATATACATTATATAATAAAATTTTATTTTTGTCAAATTAAAAAGCCTATGCGATTTAATCCCATAGGCTCCAAAATACTTCTGCCATTTCCGCAAAAGCCTTTTTAGTAAGAGCGTCCAATTGCTCACTATTTTCTTTATACCAATTAAACCCATTTTCAATATCTTCCTCGGTAGGATTATGAGTTTCTTCCCAATTAGCCATCTCTTCAAACATATCGGCAAGACGAAGAATGCGTTCTTGATACTCCTCAAAAGTGGAAGCAACTGCTGAACTATAACCAATCGTATGCATAGCATAGTGCCTCAAAGACGTTGCCAACAAATTACACAAAAAATAATCCAAATCCCAACAATCCCAATCAGAAAAGCCGCGACTAATACGTTGACGTTTCCACTTCTTTTTGCGGCGTTTGGCGTCCTTGCCGGAAGCATGAAAATGGCTTACATTGAGGTAGTTTTTCATTCCATTTTACCTTCCTTTTTATATAAATAAGAATTACCAAAGGCAGCGATAAAATCATTTTTATACTTATAACGAATAATTAAGTTAGAACAATTATCGCAATCGTATTCTTTAGGATAATCCGGATTTTTGGGCACATTGTTTCTTTTACAAAATTTCTTACACATTCTACGAGTGTGGCGAGAGTGAAGAGTCTCAGTAGGATTTAGCCAACAAACATGGTCGTGGTGATGAAGTAAAGCGTTATCCATTTCATCATCATCAGCAATCCAATTGCCAATATGGTCATCTAATAACTTTAGAAATTTATATAATGGCTCCATAAAATCTCCTTAGGAGGCGGACTACTCCGCCTCCAATAGAATTAGTTAATCTTAAAAATTACCTTTGAACCGTGATAATCATAAATATATTCCAGTTCAAGCACACTATCACCAGTGCTCACAGGAACCTGATAGTATAAGTATCCCTGAAAAGCGCGGCCACCGCCTACAGTCTCACCCATAAACCATTTTTCACCGTAAATATAATCTTCGCATAGCATATTATTTTTATAAAGTTTAAAGGAAGATGCGGCTACATACATTTCATTAGTATCAGTATTATAAATGGTTAAAGGAATTTCAATAACTTCAATGCCCTCGGGGACATGCATATATTCATTAATCGCGGCGGCCGCAGGATTACTGATAGAGACTTTATGGTTAGGTAAAGTAACCATTTCATTTAAAGAATGTGCCATTACCGGCGCGGGAGTGGCATTAAGTTCAGTGCTAAGATTGTCAAGAACCATGCCGGTGAAAATAAAAGTCGGGATACCGGCAAAAAGTATAACAGCAACAATTGCAATAATAGCAATTTTAATCACTTTCTTCATTATTTTTATACTCCTTCGTTAATAACATCCTGAGCTTCTTCCATATCAGGAGCGGAAGCTTCATCTTTAATAATTCCTTCGAGAATTTTGAAGTTAAAGTTCTTGTGTTTGTATACCGCAATGGTAGGACGATTTACAATTCTCGCTACAACGCCTTCGCGGATATGAGTCTTACCAATAGGATCGGGACCATCAAAATACTGCTCCACCTTACGCAGAACATATTCGCCAGGAGAGATAACATGAGCGTCCGCGATACCATCCTTATCAACATCTACACCCATGTCCGGAATCATAAACTTCTCAAATACCGGCACATACTTTACGCCCATCTGGTCGCAACGCAGACGCATCTGTTCGGGAGACATTTCAACAACATCGCCTTCGTCATTAGACATAGTCATACGATAAATATAAACTTCGCACTTGGGAGGAAGAATACCATCATCGCCAGGTTCATCGGCCGGAACAGTATAACGCACCTCTTCCCAACGACCCTGAGGGTCGCAACCATAAGAGAATACAGTTTCTTCACCATACATCTTAGAGAACTCTTTATCCTTAATCTTAGAGTTCTTCACAGATGCCATAATAGGAGTATTTTCATTTACGAAACCAACAATCTCGTAATAAACAGTCTCGCCCTTATGAAGCTTACCTTCAAACTTCTTAGCCATTTCAAGGCGGAACTGATTATCATCATAGAAACCACCATCGTGCTTTTCATCAAGCACAACACGACGAGTGCCAGTCACATAGCCATATTCATAAATAGGCTTACCATCGTGATGAAGTTCAGGAATGGGCCGCTTCAATAGACGAGCAGAAATCTTACGAATAATGTTGCCTGCGGTGCAACCAAAAGAGTCAGCATAGCCTTTAATAAGCGGCAAGTAGCCAGTGCGGCCAGAGGTGCCATGCATCTTCAAAGTAAGTTCAACTACATCACCCGCACGGAAATCATTTAAATGATAAGCCAACTGCTCGGTATCTACGTGCTGTGCGAAGGTAGGGGCAAAATTTACCTTGGTCTTGCGGCCCCTGGAGCCACCATGCCATTCTCCGCGATTCTTAACCTTAGGAATATACTTCTTACAAATCTCTACACCATTCAAAATAGTAATGGTGTCGCCTTCCTTTAGGTCAGAAATAGTAGTAAAGTTCGCCAGAGAAGTAAGCGGCAAGAACAGACCATCAGACTTTTCGCCGCGAAGCTTCATAGCCTTGATGTTTCGCTTATCAGGGTCAAGATAACCACCAGCGGGATTACCATTTTCGTCCTTACGACGAACAAGGTCGTTGGCGGCGCAGAACTCTTCGGATAGCTGCAAATCACAAGGAAAGTAGACACCCAACTGATTTTCAACATAATCTAAAGATACAATTACAGTATTACCAAAACAATCCGCAAGAAGCAGACGGTCAGCATTAGAATGCTTACGCACATTCTTTAGACGAGTAATATAACCACAATATGCCATAATTCTTATTCCTTTCTTTTATTCAATTCCTACAATTTGAGGAACATTAAAATAAATAACTTTATAGTTATTATGCGTGAGAGTCACATCTTGAGGTCTTATAATAAAGCCATCTTGCCAATTACGATACCAAAGATAATCATTTAATATTTGATATAAATCATTCTCACAACTAAAATACGGGCCACCACTATCGCCGCCATTTGCGATAGAATAAGCAATGACTTTATTTAAAAGTTCAATTTCTTCTAAGGATGCAGTATCTTTAGTAAAAGTTTTAATCTGCATCTGGCATCCTCTCCATTATTGTAAAAATCTTACCATCTTGTTCCAAAACTTCATATCTATCATAAAACTCATTAAGGCTAACTGTATCGCCAATAACAACCTTATAAGTTGGAGCTGTATCGGCATATTTCTCAATACTAAAGCCGCATATAGCTCCAAAAAATGGCGTCCAAAGGATAAACATTATAATAAAAAGACCTAGACTGTCTTCACTCAAACCAATAAAAAACGCCGCAATTAACCCAATTAATACTCCACCAATGATCGCGGCGGTCCAATTAAATACTGGATTAACGCCAATTTCTCCAATAGAAAGAATCTCAATACCTTCCATCATACTTCCTTAACCTCACTAATATAAACATCCACAACTTTCGCGGCAACACTCATATCCATGTGGCCGCGGAAATTCGTATTAAGGAACTTCATAAGATTTTTCTTATCAACAGGGCCTTCATACTCATCTCGTAGAATTTCCGCAATACGATTAGGATTACTAATAAGTGCAGGAGCAAACTCATTAATAATTTCAAGTTCGGCTTTATACTTTTCCAGTAGGTCAGCACGAGAAGCGGGGCAAGTATCTACCTGTTCCTTTACAGACTTCTGAATCTTAATAAGTTCGGTATTTACAAACTTTTCATCAATATTGTCGCGACAACCCTTATCAATTGCCGCCTTTTTAATGGCAGCGATATAGCCAGAAATTGCGGTCTTACGGTTTTTATTGCCGCTCTTCATTGCGGTAATCATTTCGGACTGGAGAGTTTCAATAGTCATTTTATTTTACTTCCTTTCTTTAGTCGTATTCATATTTCCACCACGAATCATTAATGTCGGTTTCTTCGATATGAATATTAGTATAATCTTTATACTCAGGATTAATTTGATATTGTTTTAGACAATCATTTGCGTATGCTTTACTTACGCCACAAACGGCAATAAGACAATTTTGATATTGTGTAGTATTGCCTACAATGATATATTCTTTCACTTTATTTCTCCCACTTTATTACCATAATGAAAGACAAAGCTAAAGCGTGCACACTACCAATAATAAATGGGAACCAGTTATCGGGGTTTTGAGAGAAAATACTAAAACTATAAGTAGCCATGAAAAACAGATAACACAATGAAGCCGTCTTTTGGATTCGGTCACAAATTTTATCAAACTTACTCATAATCTCGTTCTTCCTCTCGTTTCTTATGCTTAGGCCGCTTATATTTCTTACTTTCGTGGATACGAGTATAAGGCTTTATGTCGCCCCAATCATTACGCATAGATTGAATAATTTCAATATTAGTTTTGGGCTTTTTATTAGCCATTACTGCGCACCCGCCTCTCTTATAGTAGTAATCCAATTATTAATTACATTAGCAACATCTTGCCAAAAATTACCAGTTTGCATATCTGTATAAATACTGGGATAAATAGTAGAAACAACTATTAAAGTCAAGAGAATCCCCATTAAAATACCAATAATATATTTACTCATTTTTTTACTCCTTATTACAATATGGTGAGAAGAATAGGATTCGAACCTATAAAACCGCTTACTCCGACTTTGCGGCGCGTATACCATTTTCGCCATCTTCCCTTGTCCGGGAACGTTGCCCGGGTCGGCCGCATTTTATGGGTTGGCTTCCCGTATCTTATGTATATATTATACATTAGATTTTTTAAATTGTCAAACTTTTAGAAGAAAACCAATAAATAAAAGGAACATCATAAACAACACAGAATTCAATATGCGGCAGTTTTACAGGAATAGCTCTATACTGTGAAAATCTATATCCCATTTTAAATAGTTCATCATCTAAAACATTTTCAACAAAGTCCAATTCTTCAAAGGTCGTGCCTTTGATGTAATATTGAGTCATATCTGAGTTAAATGAACCTTTCATCGTTAGGCTACTTCCTTTCTCATTTACTATAAATATTATATACTATAATTTTCAAAATGTCAATTTTAAACCCGATAGGAAACCTATCGGGTTATATATTAGTGAATTACGGCATAACGCTCATTATTCAAAGCTTCGAACATCAAATCATAGCCAGTTTTACCAGTAAGAATAGTCTGGAAAATAGAGGGACTAAAGCCACTTACATAAGAAATCAAGCCCTCACCAATCATAGGAATATTATCATTACGAGCATCACAATTCCAATATACAATATGAGGCATCTTATAACCGTGCTGTGCCCACTTATGAGCAACGCCTTCCATTACGGTTTCAACATTATTACGATTAAGATTATAGGAAGGAGCAGGCGCGGCATTACGATACCAACTATAGATATCGGAAGAATGTGCGGCCGCATCAAATTCCATATCAGAAATAATCACAACGTTCTGAGGAATTTCTTCCTGAGAACAATTATTCTGAATGGCAGTATCCAGCAATAAGTCAAATACAGCCTCGATGTTGGTATTATCAACAAGATTAGTATCATAAATGCGACGAACCTTGTCAACAAAATCCACACCCTTAGTTTCAATCAACTGAGGACGAGATGCAAAAGAGATATAATGGTTCGCAAAAGGACCACCCGCACGTTCCGCGCAGTAAAGAGACAGAGAAATTGCCACGTTAATGGGAGTTCCTGACATACTGCCGCTGGTGTCGCAAACACAAATACCGTTAAAATTCGCATCCTTTACCCAATTAGGCAGATTTTCCCAATACTTATTAACCATCAGACGGTCAGTATTATCCATCAAACTATAGCGGCACCGAAGGGCCTTTTCTACAACTTCATAAGGATACAGAGCGCCCGCATTTACCTTAGTAGTCTTATCCTGCGCAAAAGCCTTATACTTTTCCTTGATAATATCGTGACGAGCAAAGGCATTCTTGTAAATTAGACCTGCCTTAGAAGGAATCTTGTCGAACTCAATCTCGTCCCACTTACCGGCAGACATCAGACGCTCAAGAACATTGATGCGCTTACGTAGAACAGACAGGGCCTTACGGTATTCCTTATGAGACAGACCAATATACTTACGAGTAATTTCCGCAAGACGCTTGGTTTCCTTTGAAGAGGCATTTTCGCTCTTCATCCACTTTGCAAGCAGAGAAGGAGTCTCGCAAGACAGGTCAAGAATGAATTGCTTTTTAATAATTTCCAGAGCTTCAGCAGACAGAGGGGTATCAATAAAGGTATAAAGGTCATCCCAACGACCAAATTCTGCAATATATTTCATATTACGCTCTGCGGCGGCAGCATCATTCTTTGCAAGCCAATTCATACAACCGCGGAAGAAGCGTCTTTCCCCTTGCACTTGAAAAGCTATTTTCATAGCTCCGCAGACTATCTCTTCACCCTATTCTATATAGGGGCTCTCCACTTCATTCGGTGCTAATCTCCGAATTACAATTAGTCGTTACACTTTCAATAAATTTCCAACGGAAACCGTAAGCAATTTTATCGGCTCGTGCGGCTTTGCTAAGCCAGCCATGAGAAACGCTTAATGCTTTTTCTGCTGCTTTTACTCCGTCAAATACTTGAATTACTTCATAGGTATCTTTGTTTAACTGAGCTATAGCTTGGCATTTTGATTTAGAACGAATTTTCTAAATAGTTTCTTCTGTGTGATGCTTCCCATAAAAGGGATTATTTTCGCCACGAAACATATCTGGATGTTCTGCATAAAAACGTTTATTGCTTTCAGTTACTTTCTATCTATATTCATCATTTTGCCATAATTGTTTAGTTCTTTCACGAACTACTTCTCTAACCTCGGGATGTTCTTGGAAGAATTGTTTATTACTAATACTGCGTTTTTTACGCTCTTCCTAAGCTTGAGGACGAGAAAAACCTGGCGTTCCTTCGCCGCCTTCAGTAATATTATAGCCATTAGGTTGCTGCGAATTATATTCTTGTATCCAATACTATTCGCGTATAGGCATTAACTCATTTTCTACTTCTTCAATGACAGTAAAAGTGAAATTATCCACTCCATACTTTGCCATAGCCTTATGTAGCAAAGATTTATCATTTTCTTTTAAGTGACGAGCTAAATACCTGTGCTGGCTAAATCTATCACTCGGGCGAGCCTTTTTAGTTAAACCAATATAGATTTTATTATTAATTGAATTTTCAATCTTATAAATGAATCCCATTTTAGAATTCACCCCCTTCACCTTAAAGGTGAAAGAATGGGATTATTTAGATAGAAAATTTTTCTGTTGGATAAAATGTTGCTTAGCACGGTATTGCCGTATCCTATTAGGACTTAGGTTCCCTTACCCATAATGTAATTACTTACTTCTGGACCGTTAGCCGGATAAACCGACACCCCTTTAGCATGGGTTCAAAGAGTTTTTACTAAACATTACTGCTTAGGGTGGCTCAGGCAAAGAGCTTACCACCGCGAATGTCACGGATATAGAATAGGCACTTCAGAGCATATTCGGGATTTTCCTCATAGGCATTCTTAAACATCAGAATAACATCATTATCACTGCGATTACGCATAGAAGCGCCCATAGCAAACATATCCAATAGAGCGGACTTAGTAGTATTATGCTTGATTGCTCCATTTTCGGTATAACCATAATTAGTAGTATTTTTTAGACCATTCATAAAAGTATTCATATATTATTCTTCTCCTTTTCATTATTTGTAAGGTTCTAAGGCAAGAACCGTTAAGTTAGAATAGTACAACAAGGATTAAGACCGCGATTTCGGGTGCGAATCCACATTTCATAAGGATATTCTGCGATACAAGCGGGCATATTTAATTTTTCATCAACCTCCGCAGGAAGATTAATAAATCTTGTACAACCACTATAGGTCATAAGACTAGTGGTATCATTCGTATATTGAAATACAAAGATAGGTTTATTCTTAGCATAAGCATATCCTTGCTCCCAATTAGTACCGGCAGACGACATACGGCCCTTAGAGACCATTATCATAATATCGCAGTCATCAATAGCGGCCACATCGGCATCAAAAACCTTTCGCGCCCAAGTTTCCTGAGAATAATCCCAAGCATTAGGAATTTTCAGTTCAAAAGGACAATATACTTTATATCCTTTTTCTCGCAAAGCCGCAGCAATTTCTTCCATACGACTACGCTCTTCTTTAGCACAAGAACCAGCAAGATAGATTTTCTTCATATACATTGTCCTTTCCTTTCTCATTTACAAATATATTATATATTAAAATTTTACTTTTGTCAAATTAGAGTAGTAAAAACTTTACTTTCCAAAGTATCTAAGTCCATTAGATTAATTGTATCGCTACAAAAGCAACCAGTATCAATATCTACTTTGGTATTTTCCTGATAAAAAGCTGGATGATTAGTTGCGGCAGGATTAATAGATATACCTAACTTCATTAGGCTTCTTACTGGCGTATGGCCATGTATCATCAAACCACGCGGCCAAGCCTCTTGGAAATGCTCACGGCTCCAAATAGGGCTATCACTTTTGTTAAGAAGATGGCCTGCGTGACAGCAATAGATACTCTTGCCACTTTTGTTTATATATTCATAACTGGTGGGCAACTTATCGAGAGCATTAATTACGCGCATAGGTGCGCCATCTCTAATCCAATCCTTAAAGGTGCTAAGACCGCCATTTTGGAGATAAAGACTAATATCCCAATCGTAAGAATATAAAAGTGCCAGTTCTTCGGCTTCACTTTCGCCATAATGTGCTTTTAGGGTATATCTATCCTCGGCGAAGTGCTTGTAGAATGCTTTGGCCGCCAATACCAACATATCTTCGTGATTGCCTTTAAGGTAAATAAAATGTTCTTTATCATTTAAAAGATACTTAATAATCTCATAACCATCTTCTTTTCTGTCCGCGGCATCACCTAAAAAGACACATTTCCAAGGTTCGGACTGTTTTTGGAGGAATTTTAAGATTTTTTTGAATAGGGCTTTATGGCCGTGAATATCACTGAAACAATAATATTTCATTTTTCTTCCTTCTTTAAATAAATAGATTAATAAACATCACAAAACACTCAACAATCCAAATACATCCGCCAATAAACGCCGTGCTTAAGGTTATAAATAAAAACGCCACCCAAAAATTCCAATAGATAGTAATGCGACACATTTCAAGTATCCAACTAATAGCGAAACCAAGTAGGGTAAATATAATACCTAATACAAAAATTTGTAAACCCATTAATTATGCTCCTTATAATAATTATAAGTCATTAGAATTAACGTCTGTCCGCTGATTGATTCGGTAAACCATTTTTCTGTCCAAGTCATACCGTCTCGTTCTTCACGCTCAGCGAGCAGATTAAAAATAAAATCAATCATCTTTATCTGATTTGCTGGCATAGCCAAACCCTTGGCTTTCTTCTTTTTCCACCATTCGTTTTCTGCTACAAAAGAAAACCTATCACCCATATAAGCACGACCGGCCGCCAAATAATCACAAATCATTTCTGCGAAATACTCATAAGGCATTAAAAGCGACTTGCCGCCGTGGTCAAAGTCATCCTGCCACATTTCATAGTGATGATAGTTGCGGCCGCGGTGATGAAACCATGCCATAGAATAGCCATTTTCTGCTTTAGAGGCATCAATGGGAGAACTGGCGCCCTGATAGTATTTTACACTCTCCCAAAACTCCGTAGGAGAATATTTAGAAAGGTCATGAAGCAAACCTTGCTTATAAAGACCAATAGCAAAGCAATAATGTCTCACCCACTTACGATGGATTTGGATTTTACGAAGATGAAGCCAAACATTCTTAATATTCATATTTATCTCCCATTATATTTTTCATATACGCCACCAATAAAGAAAGCCGCGGGATATAGTAAAATCCACCAATAAGAACCAGTGAAAAATATAAGAGCCCAAGGGATGGCGATAAAAATGAGCATAATGGCAACAAACAATAAAATGCCAAGTTCTTCTTTAATAGCCCACCATAGGCGTTTCCAATTAATTTTATGCTTCTTCATTATTAAACTCCATTAAATCGTGATGCTCATCAATATCCTCAATGACATTGCTATTAAAATCATTAAGTAAAGAATCGTGCAATCGAAAAATTTCTTCTTCAATACACTTCCATGTTCCATTTAGAAACAGATAGTGTAGCGGAAAGCCTGCCACTAAAGTGGGCCGCATCGGTGCTTTGATGTGTAAAAAATTACAATAATCAGCATAAGCCTCTAAAGCCTCTTTATCAAAGACTTCAAATCTATTACTATCTAAGAAAACATTTTCACAAGGTTTACTAATTAAATGCCCATTATTAGAATAGAACTGAATACGTTTGTTGTCAAAGAAAGGATGCGCTTTTTCATAAGCATCACATGCACTTTCTTCTTCAAATCTCTTACCGTCAAAGGCTTCCCAATATTCAACTTTTCGCATTAGAAACTAACTCCTCTTCGAATATTTTAATTTGTTCTACAGTATAACATTTACACCAAGGTCGCGGCATTTTAGGGCAATTAATTGTTTTTTCTTTTACCAAACACTTAAAAAAGTCTGGCAAACCCATACCATGCGCTCCAGCGGGAATAGCAAGTTTATAATATTTACAAAACCAACATCGAGGGTGCTTTTTACGCCAATCATATGGCATTATCTTTTTTCTCATTAGTTTTCTTTCCTTTCTCTACATAATTTAGAAACCACTCTAATTGAGCCGCGGCTTCTTTCATAATATTTTCGATTTTAGTCAAATCCTCATATAACGGAACACCCGCCCATCGATTTCGAGGAATGGGTCGCCGCAATAATTCAATTAAGTTAGGAGTTGGGATTTTCATTATATATTCTCCTCCTTATATGAATATTATATACTAAAATTTAAAAAAAGTCAAAAAATAAAAGTGGCAAATGCCACTTAAAAAGGTTCGCCCCAATAATCATTCATATAATTTAGATTTATATAATTTACATACCGCCTATAAATTACTTCTCCTTTATTAAAAATGTATCATCTAAGATATTTTCAATTGTTATATTTTCTAATTTCCAATAGGGGATACGTTTTAAAGGAATATGATTTTTAAAACAAAGTTTATTCTTTTCTAAATCATGTTGCTAAGTAATAATTAATTTTTCATTTGTATTCCATCCATTTTTATCAGCTTCATAATGCTACCGTCCATCATATTCTAAAAAGAACCACTTGTTTGTAATAGGATGATGAATGAAAAAATCAAAATGCGGTTGCCAACCAGAAGATAATTTCCAATTATATGGATTACTCTAATATTGGAATTCAACATTAGCCTTCTATAAAAGTCTTTTAATATAAGCCTCACCTTTTGATTTCTAGCAACCACAAGAAATAGCACGTCCGGTTTTTAAGGCATTATTACTATAAACACAAATATTACCACAAGAGCATAAACAATTCCAATAACTTCTTCCGTTCTATTTTAATTCATAATAATCTAAGTTACGACTTAAAACAGTTAATTCTCCAAAAACTTGCCCAGTCATATCAGGCACAACTCGCGGTCCTCGTTTTTCATGATTTAAACAGCCGCAAGATTTAACCTGATTACGCCGTAAATTTGAAGAAGATACACTTACTAAATTAGGATTACCGCAATCACATTTACATAGCCAATATGCTACTTTATATTTCTAAGCCATTTTTGAATTATAATCGCGTTCAACTACAGTAAGCCGTGAAAATTTTTGCCCAGTCAAATCTATAAAATTACCCATATAATCACTCCACGATATCTGTAAGTACTCTTACAATACTTTGTAAAGCAATACTCACTTTTTCTTTATTTTGTTCTGTTAATTCTCTAGTTCCATTAATCCACTTAGATAAAGTTGAATAATGAATATTAGAAAACGCGGCTATGCCTTTTAAAGAAACGCCAACATCTAAAAATTTTTCTACCTTTTCTTTAAGCATAGCCGCCTCCAAAATATAAGTGATTATCTTGTCATCTTTTTAGGACAATTTTTTCTGATAAATTAATTTTCTTCTTTATTTTCTTTAGAAGAATCTATGCTGAAGTCAAACATACCTTCAAACATATCTTCCATATTGTTATTACCCATGAGCATCATCATAGGCAACATAAAATTCATATTGCCATTACTATTATTATTCTTACCCATCATCTCGGACATAATAAAATACTTCATCATATTTTTCACGCCCTTGTCGCTATTATCACCAGTAATCTTACCGAACATAGATACAATCTTGCCATAGAAATAAGTGCGGCCAAATATAACATTCCGTTCAGGAACAATATTTACAATATTACCGTCCTCATAACGCAGAGCCTCAATACGATTGGCTTCCGCCTTAATCACGCAATGCGGCTTGCCCGCGGCCAGGATAACATCGCCAGTTTCAACCTTATTAGTGGGGATGATGAAGAAGAAATCCGAACCATCAGCGAAAACAAAGTCGCTACAATTTACTAGGGCACCGGTCTTAACATCATAGGTCTTATAGCCATTAGAGGTCTTAATAGCCATATCACCATTCATAGACAGACGAACCATACCATTAGCGACCTTACCAAAATACTTATTCATCATATTAGAAGCATCAAACATATTAGTTTCTTTCTCCTTTTCTTTTTCTTCGTTATTATTATACATCATTTTTTCATCTTTGTAAAGTTTTAAGAGGTCAAAATTTTTATTAAGCAGCGTGGGTCATAACCATAGCGTATAAATGATTGGGCCCAAGGTTCGACCGTATCCCACGGATTATTTAGATCTTCTAATTGGTCTAAACGCCATTTTTTACTATTGTTTATACAATCTGTATAATATTTCATATTCATTTACTTCACCCGAATGAGTTCAATATAAACACCATCGTATGCTTTTCCCTCAAAAGCACGGCTACACGCCCTTTTAATAAAATTGTCTCGCTGAGCCGCACATGCATTAAACTTTTCATAGAGTTCATTTGCGGTATAAAGAGCATCCGCTACTTTAAAGACAACCTCATTATTATTAATCTTTTTCCTTAAATCGGTATAGGGAACGCAATCATGGTTGTCAAAACCAAGATTTTTAGAAAGAAGAGGCACACCAAAAGGAAGTTCTTGGATGGAATTGCGAGGGGTAACTTTCTTCGAGACATTAAGAACATTGTTATTGGCTCGCCGCAAGTTTTCTTCTCTCGTGACCCATTCAAGATTACAAAGACGATTATCGCGAGTAATAGAGTTTAAATGATCTACCGTCATAGGCTCACCATCATTAGGAAGCGGCCGCCAAGTAAGAAGAACGACTCTATGTGCGGGAAGCCATTTACCGTCAATATTAATCCAGAAATAATTATCTTTTACTTTACACGCCTTATTACGCTTATGTTCATCTTTAAAATGACCGTGAGTAGAAACATAGATACGAAGGTCATCATTCCACTTCCAACGTTCGCAATTCACAAAGAAACGGGGCATAATGAAGTGCATAGAGTTAATTCCTTTCTTTAATCATGTACAAGAAGAATGTGGGTATGAAGGCGACCGCGCTTATCGCGCTCGACGCTATAAAAAATTTGATGGTTAATTATAGCTTTACTATTCAGATACCGTTGGAGTTCTACAGAGGCCATTTTAAGGGGTTCTGTACAATAATCACTATAATAGATATCGTGAAAAGTTTTAACTACCATAATTCATCTCCTCACTTTCTATAAGTATTATATATTGAAATTTTATAATTGTCAAATTATTATATATCTTTATTTACAGCAACTTGCATTATAGTAATAGTTTGAATTTCTTCCCATTTATTTTTAAAACTCCCATAGCCGCAATCAGAAGGCTGCTCTTTAAGTTGCTCTACACAAGCCAGCCATTCTTCAATACGCATAGGACGATGGGTATAACCTAAATGAGGAAAGGATAAATTCATCTGTAAAGTTTCTAAGTTATCTGCTAATTTAAGATTAAGTTTTGTGATTCCATTATCAACCGTAATACTATGTTCCTCATCCATATAAAGATATTGAAATAAAGTTTTTATATCCTCAAAACCATTTACAAGCGTTTGTCTGGTGCGCATATTATTCTCCTTTTTTCTTTTATTATATATTTAATTTTTATTATTGTCAATTTTATATTTCATTTTTATAAATTTGACAAATATAAAAAATTAATCTATAATATAAATATAAAAGAAAAGGAGTAATTAATAATATGATTTATCACATTAATCCTGAAAAGCGTGCTGTATGTTGTCGTATGCCTGCCCATGAAGATGGTCACCCTAATGAACTTTGGGAAGAAGCCCGCAATCAGGCAATGGCGAAGCTAAGGCGTTATGTCAAGGGCGCTTCTAATAGAGACTGTTATTGGGACCTAGATAACTTAGTGAATCCTATTTTTAGGAAGCGTATGGCTGGTGTAGAATATTATGGTGTCGCGCATTGTCATCCTAATGATGAATTTGATGTAGAAAAGGGGAAGGAAATCGCCCGTAATAAGGCCCTTATGAGTTATTATAAGGATATGGAATACTGTATGTATGAGGTAAGCGACCTTTTTCATAAACTTTATAAATTGGCAGCAGACAAGGCAGAAGAATGTTATTTGTATGAAGAGCGTCTTGCTATTCGACAGGAGAATTTTTAAAAAAGAATAAAAAAATAAAGAGCAACCTTATGGTTGCTCTTTATTTTTTATCTATGATTGCGGATAAGGATAACACCAGAGCCGCCAGTTTGTCCAGTTCCATGGTTATTGCCACCGCCACATCCACCACCGCCTCTATTGGCTAATGGTGCTACCTTACTTCCATTATACCAACCGCCGCTGGTCTCGTCGCCACGATTTCCTGGTGTACCTGCTGTGCCTGGAGAGCCACTGGTTATACCTTGTCCACCACCGCCGCCACCGGCATATAAATCATATGAAGATGAACCAAAACCACGAGTGGTGCCTCCTTGTCCCGTACCTCCGGCCATGGTGCTACCATCAATTGAGGTACTACCACCATTGCCACCGTTACTACCTCCGTTGCCGGCTTTATCATCACCTTTTTCTCCTGCGCCGCCGCCAGAGCCACCATTCCCACCGGTACACCAAGTGCCACCGCCAGAACCACCATTTATAGAAGTTCCGTTAAAACTAGTAATTCCTCCTGAATCACCATTAGCTTTACTACCTCCAGCTCCACCGCTACCAATTTCAGCAATATAATTAGTATTTATACTAGCTGGCATCGTGAAAGTCTTTGTATATCCACCTCCAGCTCCGCCACCACCATAGTAATTACTAGTTCCTGCGAAGCTACCTCCGCCTCCTCCACCTCCTACAAGGAAAACATCAATGGTGCCATCACAATTTCCCAAATCAGAGAATTTAAGAGTTGTGGAACCCGTCAAGGTAATTAGCCAATCGTATCCACTATTACTGTAAGGATCTCTTAGAGCTGTATATGAAGTGCCATTTAAAGTATAAGAAGCTAAGGCGCTAGTTACAGTAAGATTGGCAGTTTTGCTAATAACTTTGCCGGCATCATTAGAAACAACACAATATAACGTGTAATTAGAGGTTTCTGTCAAGCCAGTCATTGTATAAGAAATATTAGTTGCCCCATCTACTATTGTATTATTCACATACCACTAATACTTATAGTCATTAGGAAAGCCGTCTCTGGTAATTTTAACTTCAAAAGTAGCCTAACCATTAGCCTATTCTCGCATAGTGATATCTTTCGGATAACTTATATCTAAAATAGGAAGACTATAAGAAGGGCCGCCTATATTATAAATACCCATATTATATGTCCTCCTTAATTAAAGATAACAGTATTGACGACTAAATCTATTTCAGGTTTAATTCTGTATTTAAAAGATAATGTACCATCACCCTAATCAGAGCAATAAACGCCATATTGATGATAGCTCGCATATACACTAGGATTTGGCGCAACCAATACACTACTTTCGGTAGTAATTTGTTCTACGCTAACTGTCTAAACACCATTACTATCCCAACCAGAAACAGGCAAAGCAATCTCGATATCTGATTTATTTACCGCTCCCAGTGCCGCACGAGCCGCTGCCGCAGTCGTCGCACCGGTGCCACCTTGGGCGACAGTCACGGGAGATTTAGTGGTAAGGATATTATAGGATTCTGAAGACGCTAATCCTTCTGCTGTATCAGGCAAATTGAAAGTTTCTGATACAGTAGTTACTGCATCAAGACTACCATTATAACTAAATTGCTAAAACTAGAAACGACTTCTGGCCGTATAACCATTTGTAGTATCTGGGGCCGCATATACGATTGAACCGCTAGTTTGACCTCTCTATAATTGATATGTACTAAAATGCAAGGTAGGCTTATAGTTGCCATTGCGAATATGGAATAATGACTCAGCATAGAAAGTGCCTTGACTATTAAAAATACCTTTTGCAAATACTTGTTTATTCAAAGTTACTATATCATCAGTTACCAATGGACCAGTAATTGTACCACCAGCTAGAGGTAAAGCACCTAAATTAACCAGAGCCGTTGTTGCATCAGTTGCTCCTGTGCCACCCTATTCGATTGTAACGGGCATTTTGGAAGTCAAAATTAAATGCTGATTATCTTCGGGTATCGCCTCATCTACCTTTACTATTGGTAATTGATAGTATTCATAAGCTCCTGCGGCATTAAATTGCCAAAAAGTAAAACGATTGCCATTAGTATTTGCAGTAAGACGAGCAATTGGTTTAGTATTATTTATGAAATCAATAGTCGCGGCAACGCCAGTGGTTCTATCGATACTCAAAGTACCGGTCATAATGCCACCTGATTTTAATAAACAAGCATCAATTCTTTGACCAGTGATTTTAGCATCTGCTGGCGCGCCATCGATTAATAAAGATTTGTCGGTCGGCATTTTAAAGATTTCATTGCCTTCTTCATCAACTACTTTATCAACAGAGATACCATTCCATCTGCTACCGTCAGCCATAATAATTTGGCTATAGTGTGTTAATGGGAAAAATTGATATCCATCCTAAGAAAGAGGATGAATAGGTCTTAGGATTTTACTTGGGTCTAATGTTAAAGCCATATTCTCACCTCTTTACTTATACTTCTTCTAAATAAACTAAATCTAATTCAGTACGAAGAGAAGTTTTTTGTTCTTCAGTCATATTACTGTATTGGACGCAATTAGCTACAATCGCGGCAAGAGAAGTAATATTTTCTTCTACCTCGGCTAAACGAGATTTTAATGCGGTATTATCATTCGTTAAAGTCGCCACTTGTGTAGTAAATTCTTCATTTTCTGCTTCTAAGGCCGCGATAGTATCTTGTAGGGTCGCAATATCTGTATCGTGTTCGCTCACTTTTGTTTGAAGAGTAACTTGCTATTCTATAAGGGTATTGATATTATTAGACAAGGGAGCTAAATCATTTTTTAAAGCGTAAGCACTTGCTACAATGCCGCCCAGTTTTTGAGTATCCGTAGCAACATATTCTATTTGTCCGCTACCGTCATCATCGCCTAATTCAGACTTTAGCACGTAAGCACTTGCGGGCTGGCCACCTAACATATCAGAATTATATAAATATAGAGTGTTGGGGTCGATACCAGTCCAATTGGGGTCTTGTTCTTCAAAATCTTTAGTGCGTGCAAAATATTTCACAACACTACTATTAGAAATGGCATTATTATAGCCATAAGAATCTTCTTCTTCAATGGGTTCACCACGAACAATGTCTCCCGCGGACATTTCAATAAAAACACCCGTCGCAATATCCCAACGATAAATAGCGTTAGTATTCTTTATAATATATAATTTGCCTTCTGCTTTTTCAGTAAAAGCATTTAAAGCTTCCCAAGTTTCAAATTCCATAATGTCATCTAAGGACGTGGGAAGCAAATCAATAGAAATTCTTGCATTATTAACGCCGCCGCTGAGTCTTTCTACACTAAAAGGCTCGGTCCGCAAACGCTTTTCCATTTCTATGATATTATTCTCAACTGTGTTTAAATCTGCTCCATAAAGTACATTACCATCCTAAAAATTAGAAGGCGGATATACTTTATTGGCTAATTCTTGGTAATCTGACATAAATTACCTCCAAAATAAGGGAGGGCATATGCCCTCCCATATAAATTATTTAATTCTAATCCAAATACGGCCATCAACTTTAACGCCGCCAGCACCCCAAGTTTCATAAGAAGGAATTTCAGATACTGTACCGATGATACGTTCAGGATAATTACGAATCTCTTCGCGTGTCATACGACTAACAGTACCATTGGGGCCGCTACATACGGCTTCGCCAAGTTGGAATTCATTACGGTCTTCGTAGGTATAAGCTAATACACGACCACTACAAGCAATAGGAGTGCGGCAGTCTTTGGACTCACCAATAGAGAAGCCAAAAGTATCAGAAATGATTTCTGCGCCAGGCTGTAAGCGATGGGCCGCAAGTTTCATAATGCCATCATTATCTTCTACAACTACACGGCCAGGCTCTATTACCTCTGCGCTACGATATTCAGCATAGTCGTTCCAGACCGCGCCAGTAACTTTACCGGTAACATTTAGGTCGCCAGTAATTGTGCCACCGGTAAGCGGAAGCACATTAAGATTAATGGCGGCCTGCGCGGCAGTAGTAGCGCCCGTGCCACCCTCTGCTACGGATACTGCTTGTTTATTGGTTAGGATTTTATACTCTTGATTAGAAGTACGACTTAAATCAGGCGCAGGCAAATTATAATATTCATAATTAGTACCAGCACTATTGAACTCCCAGAATCTTAGCTGATTTGTAGCACTAATACCAAAACGTGCCATAGGAACATTTTCAGCAGTCTTGTAAGTAATAACTGCGCCATTCATATTCAAAGCACCAGTCATGGTATCGCCAGTTTTAATTAGAGCATTGGGATCGCCGACAGGAACTTCGCTAACGTTTCCGTCATTATTTTTTACGGTAATATAACCCTTAGTAGCGCTTTCAGTTACACTAAAAACACCAGGCATTACGCTGAAAGTATTATCAGTGCCGCGATACTTCATTAAGCCCGCGCCAGTATCGGGGTCAATCCATAACTTTATATCAGTAGAAGCAGGCTCAGAAACATTTACAATAATTTCAGAAACTCCAGAGCCTTCTCCGCCGCCACCGTGTCCTAAACATACGGAAATTTCTTCAGTAGTACCATCACTATTAGTAACGGTTAAATAGCCGGGTGTGGCACTCTGGGCGACGTCTACAACACCGCCCGCGGGACCTTGAATGGCGGGAATACAAATAAATTTACCAGTTTGGTCTTTATATTTTAAAACAGCCATTTGTTATCTCTCCTTAAATTATTCCATCATAGGAGATTCTTCAGTTCTTACTAACTCCCAACCAGCAGGATATGCTTCGGGAGTCCAGACATTAGCGTCAATGAGGGACTTATATAGTGAAGTTTCCTTCCACCAACCAAGCTCATCTTTAACAAAAGCAGAAGCCGCGGTGATAGTTTCGGGAATATAACGATAGCCTTGTTTATAAGCAATATCTTCCCATAAAGAAGGCGCATTATCGGGGTTATTTTCTTCGGTATCCCATAAATCAACGACAGCACGCTTTACTTTACCATACCAATTGATACGAGTTTGATAAGGAATAAGCGAACCGCTATATTTCATAGTATCACAAAGCTCAGGAACTTCGCTAATTTCCTTATCATCTAAAGAAATCGCGGCCTTTACAATATAAGGGCGTACACGACGTGCTTCTTTAATTAAATCATACATTCACATCCACCCCCATTAAAATGATATGTAGAGCCATTTCTAACTCTTCTTGATAAGATAAAACTATTTCGCCATTACGATAAAAACGTTGCTCTTCAAAATTATAGGTATCTCCATGATATACTGGATAACCATTGACATATACTAAATTTAATTCAGTTTTTAACTGTTCAGAGCAACCATACGCAGGGTCAAAATATAAGATGTTGATTACAACATTATTTTCATCTAATTGAGCGTAATCCATAATGACCTCCGTTAATTATTACGAACTATTATAATACCAGAGCCGCCTTGCGCGCCGGCAGCTTTCTGAGCTTTAGCTCCACCACCGCCACCACCAGAGTTGGCAATGCCATTCAAAGCGTTAGTGACAGGCCCATATCTTCCACCGTCTCCACCGCCATATGTGCCACCAACGCCATAGCCGCCAGAGGTTGAACCGCTACTATTTATACCAGCTCCGCCTCCGCCTCCACCAGCATAGGCAATCTCTGAACTAAGTCCGAAAGCCTTGGTAGTAGTACCCTGACCAGAACCACCTTTGCGGTCTGAAGCATCTGCCTTTCCAGCTGCGCCATTTCCTCCATTTGTGCCGCCATTGCCGCCTTTATTAGAGGAACTAGAACTATAGCCGCCGCCACCTCCACCGGAACCTCCTGCGCCGCCTGCACACCAGTTTCCGCCGCCAGAACCACCGTTAGCGACAACAGCGCTATTAAAAGCCTAAGTTGCGGTACCAGCGCTGCCAGGCATACCAGAAGTAGCACCAGCACCACCAGAACCAATTGTCATAACATAGTTAGTATTAACAGCAATAGAAGTAGAAGCAGTTTTGGTATAACCGCCACCTCCACCACCGCCGCCATAATAGTTGCTGTCAGTAAAGCGAGAACCACCGCCTCCGCCACCGACGCAGAATACTTGAACGGTACCATTACAATTACCTAAATCAGAGAATTTTAGTGTGGTTGTACCAGTCACCTTCATCTCCCAATCGTAACTGTTGCGACGAGTAATCGCGGCACTACCAGAAGCTAAGGTAGGTAAAGCACTCTTTAAAGTTAAAGTAGCTGTTCTACTTACAACGCTACCGGCATCATTAGTAACTACGCAATATACACTAAAAGTTTTTACTTTCAAAGTATCAGTTGTATCTACTCTTGTTAAGTCGCTCTTAGTATAAGAAGCACCTGTAGCTCCGCTTACCGCAGTTCCATTAACATACCACTAATAAGTGTACTCATCAGGAGTACCATGAGTAGCAATGACAATTTTGAAAGTTGCGCTTGCTGTGGCACTTTCTCTTACTGTAACATCAGCCGGATAATTACTATCCAATACAGGAGGCTCATTAACTATGCTGCCCATATTAAAAATTGCCATATATTATTAACCTCCGTTATTACTTAAAATTAAAATCTAAACTGTTAAATCTGAGGCAGGAGCCTTAGAAGCAGTAAAAGCAAGAACCTAATCCTCCACCAAACCAGTACAATATACGCCTGCTTTATGGTAGGCAGTATGGCTTTCAGGAGCTGGCATAATAATAAGATTGTCATCGGGAGAATAAGAAGCCCCAGTTACGGTTGCTTGCCAACTGGTTTGACCTGCTGTTAGAGTTGTTGTGCCTAGCCGCATTACTACTGCGCCAATATTGCCGGGAGTAATACCTAAATTAGTACGAGCGGTCGCCGCGTCAGTAGCACCAGTACCACCTTGAGCAACAGTGACGGGGTTCTTAGAAGTTAGAATACTATATAATACATTACTATCACCACTAACTTGAGAAGCTGGGGGAAGGGCATAGTATTCATAAGGCTCATTTTCAGCATAATTTTGTAAAAATCTAAAGTTTTTTGAATCAGCAGATATCGTAATTCTTCCTATTAAGGAGCCACTTTCATTTCGGAATCGTAAACCAGCATTTTGAAGAGTAAGTGCTCCTGTCATAGTATCGCCAGTAGTCTTAACTGCGCCAATTTTCTCAGGAGTAATAGTAACTTCTCCATTTTCGCCATTAACGCTCTTTACGCTATTTTTTGTAGTTAATAGCTCATAAACTGTATCTTCGGTTAAAGTTTCATCAGCAGTGGGGAATCTATATAATTCCTTATACTTGGCACCCGCGGTTTGTTGCCCAAAAGTAAGCGCGCCTGTGGCGGTATTGCTTTGTAAATAACTCAAAACTTCGCCTGTCCCATCGCTAAAAGCAAGAGTAGTGCTGCCGCCGCCTACGTCTTTAAGAACTAAACCCGGAGTAGTAAGTGTGCCAATCATTTCATCGCCAGATTTTTGAACAAAGCTATCAGTGGGAGCAGTCACGCCATCCCAACGACTGCCATCTGGCATAATAATTTGGTCATATGTGGTAAGGGGATAAATATGGTCGTTCGAGTTCTTTATAGGACTCTATGGTTTTAAATATGACATATTTAAATCTCTCCTATAATGTTAATAAGAATGGGGCAGAGGACCGCTCTGCCCCTTTTGATTAATTTATTGTAGTTGCGCCGCGACTTGTTCCCTATATTTTTCTGGAACCTGTTCTAAAGTAATGCGCTTTAAACGAATTTGATTTACTAAAAATTTAATCATTACAAGCTCACCCCAATTAGTTCTAATAATGCCATTTCTAATGCTTCAAGACGCTCTTCATCGGTTGGCTTATTAGCTTCTTCTTCCATTAATTGTTTCTCTTCCTCAGTATAAGGCACGAAAATATTAATTGGGATTTCTTCATCCCACGCGTCTTGCGTCATTACTCCAGGAACATCAATTACCTTTTCTATGTCTTTACCGCCATTAGGGTATTCCGCAATAACTTCCCAATGCCATTGTTCCTCCGTGCCTTCAACAGCGGGGTGATGCACAATGCGAGTAGAGCTTTCAAGCCTGCCCAAGTTAAGGTCATATTCCGTTAATAAGTTTCCTTGCTTGTCATAAATTTCCATTTTGTATCCTCCTTATGCCGTCCTTCGCCACATATACACCGCCAGATAGGGGGGCATATTATTGTGTGCGACAGAGCCACCAACGCTGCCAGAAGTAAGCGTTTTGTATGAATCGCCCGACCAACCACGGAGAACGATACCGCCAGCGTCTACAACGCTGCCACAACCTGTGTTAATCCCGTGAGCATGGTTTGGCATCTCCTCAACCGTCAGCTTGTGCGTTTTCTCGCCCCCCGTAGCCCCCACAGCATAGCTGCTGCCTGCACCCACCAGAAACCGATCCGTCAATTGCGTCCAGGTGCCGCCGAACAGGCTGGCCGGACTGGTGCTCTCATAGGATTGGTAAATCGCCCCCACCGGATAGGCGTCTAATGGGGTAAAGATGGAGGGTGTATTAGTTAAATCATTATAGCTTCCGCTTGTCGCGACTGTCGCAAGTCCAAGAT